TCTTGTTGAGTCAGGGTCAGGTGAACGAGGTATCTTCAACAGACAGGCATCTAAGGTACAGGCTCTAAAGAATGGTAGACGTGATGCTGACTATGAGTTCGGGACGAATCCTTGCAGTGAGATAATCCTACGATCCGCACAAATGTGCAATTTAACAGAGGTAGTTGTACGTGCAACAGATAACATTGACACACTGTCTGAGAAGGTACGCCTAGCTACAATCTTAGGTACTATCCAATCTACATACACTAAGTTCCCTTACCTTCGTAAAGTATGGAAAGATAATACAGAAGAAGAAAGACTACTTGGTGTGTCACTAACAGGTGTTATGGACAATCCGTTGATGACCTTGAAGAACAAAGGTTTAGACAAAACACTTGCTCACCTAAAGAAAGTTGCTGTAGATACAAATGCTGAGTGGGCTGACCGTCTAGGTATACCAGTATCAACTGCTATAACTTGCAATAAACCTAGTGGTACTGTGTCACAGCTTGTAGATAGTTCTAGTGGGATACATGCTAGACACTCTAAGTATTATATCAGGACTGTACGAGGTGATAACAAAGATCCATTGACACAGTTCATGATTGACCAGGGTATACCTAACGAACCTGAAGCATTCAAACCTGATCAGACTACAGTGTTTAGTTTTCCTATGAAGGCTCCTACAAATGCTGTAGTTACAGCCGACATGGCAGCTATCGAACAGTTAGAGATGTGGTTAGCTTACCAACGTCACTGGTGTGAACACAAACCATCTGTAACTATTAATGTTAAAGGTGACGAATGGTTTGAGGTGGGGGCATTTGTATACAAACACTTTGATGAGATGTCAGGTGTGTCATTCTTACCGTTCAACGAACACACATACCAACAAGCACCTTACCAAGAGTGTGACAAGACAGGTTACCTCAAGATGCTAGGCCAGATGCCTAACAGGATTGATTGGTCCAAGGTAGCTGAGTATGAGAGTGAAGACAATACATCAGGTAGTCAGACTTTAGCTTGCAGTGGAGACAGTTGTGAGTTAGTAGACTTAGTATAATGTGGACTTCAACAGGAATATACATCACAGTAGTACTAGCTCTTGGTTTAATCCAAGGGTTAGTCTAAAGAAAGGGAAAGATATAATGGCTATGATTAAGAGACCGTTCAGCAGAGCATTGTACGAAGCATACGATGGTAAAGCTAAGGATAGGTTAGCTGATTACTTAGAGAGTGTAGGTCACACCATCGTCAGTACTAAAGAAGACTTCAATGTTGACGTTGTATCCCAGAAGGGTGACTACACATACTTCAATGAGGCTGAAGTTAAGACAGGATGGAAGGGTACTTGGAATCCATCATGGGCTGAGATAAGGTTACCTGAACGTAAGGGTAGGCTTGTCAACATGTACAAAGACAAAGGTGTCCTTAACTTCTATATCTTCAGGGCTGACATGCAGCAAGCATGGAGAATAAAAGATACCTTACTTACACAAGAGGGCTTGAAGGAAGCTAGAGGTAGGTACATTGTCAAGGGTGAGAAGTTCTTCCACATACCTTACAAAGATGCTGAACTGATTAACCTACAGAAGGAAGCTGCATAATGGCTAAGTGGAACCTAGATGCTGTACAAGATGAAGTTCAACCTGACGTTGTCAACCAACCACCACACTACGGTAATGGTAGAATAGAATGCATAGAGTATATGAGAGACAATATGGATCACATGATGTTCATGGGATACTTAGAGGGTAACTGTAAGAAGTACCTACATAGATTCAGGTACAAGCAGAAACCTTTAGAAGATCTACGTAAAGCTAGATGGTACTTGGATTACCTAATAAAGGAAATGGAAGGTGAATAATGTTTACCCCTATTATATTGCTGTGTTACTTGGAGACAACAACCTGTTTAACTTCAACTGACCAGACAGTCTATGACAATATGGATGATTGTGAATACAGTTTAAGGATTGGTGTGAGAGAACTACTCACAATCAAAGACTGGAATATAAAAGCATTCCAATGTTTAAGTTGGTACATAGATACATAAAGTTAAAGCCCCTTGGATTTCTCCTTGGGGCTTTATTTATTTCTTTTTCTTCTTCTTAGAATTCTTTAGTGCCTTAGCTGTCGGAGCACCTTTAGATCCTGGTGTTCTCATCTTCTCACCTGATCCAGATGCTATCCGTTTTCTCTTAGCATGTATGTTTTCCCATAATCCTTTAGCCATTACCACTTCACCTTGTTTGCCCAATAAGCTGCACTCATTGGTCCTTTCTTAATGTTCTTAGCATGTCTTGCTTTAAATGCTTTGTTTCTAGCTGATCCATCAGGGCTACCTTTGACACCCTTCTGTCCGAACCTTATGATTCTCTCTTTACCATTAGCACATGCTTTGACAACATGTGATTTAGTCTTGTGACTAGGTGTAGACTTAGGAGAGTTACACTTCATCTTTGCTTTGTTAAGGTTACCTGCCATAATATTCTCTCATTAGTTTAATGGATTGTCAACTAAAGAATCATATGCTTTCCATATGTCATCTATTTCTGTTTGGTATTTGTCAAGCTTATCACCCAAACTATCAGTGATCCCAGTCGATCTCTCAACTTGACTACGTAAGTCAAGCAACTCTTTCTGTTGTTCCAAGATTGTTTGCATCTGCGTACTAATCGTTGACAACCTAGTGTTAAGTCCTCTAACATCATTATCCTGTACCGCCTGTTCTAGTGTTTGTATTCTTGAACCAAGTTCTCCTGCCTTAGCATCAAACGAACCTGACTTCTTTACAACTGTTTCTATCCCTGACTCAACAGCATAGAACCTTTGCAATGTGTCATATCCGTAATAGATACCACCACTAAGAGAACCTAGTATGGGCAGGGCAGCAGCTATGTACCACCCCTTGAATGTAAACCCACCAACTTTTACTTCAGCATCTTCTATCATAGCTATCCTTACATACCTGCTGAAGCTGATCCATGTTGTAGGATATATGATGCAGCTCCATAAACATCATCAGCATCCTTCATGTCATCTGTTAGATAACCAGACCAACCAGTACCAAAACTTGAATCATCCCAAGCTATTACAAACTGATCTATATCCTGCGTGTAAGTGATAGCTGTGTAAGTACCAATCATAATGTTGTTGTTAGCAGTATATGTATCAATACTAGCTGTTAACTCTGTGTTGTTTGCAGCAGCCATGAATGCACCAGCTTGTTGTGAGTACTCAGCTACAGCATCTATAGCATTGTTGTAGTCTTCAACTTCAGCAGCTGATATACTGTACTCTTCTGTAGCTATCATCTCTTGTAGTACTACTTGCTCAGGCTTTGTGTCAGCTTCTTCAGCAAACTCAGCAACAGATGTAGCTGTCATAAGGACAGATGTAGCATCCCCTAGTATGTCAACAGCTTCTACTAAGTTATTCATTGCTGCTGTATGCTCCTGGATAAACAACTGATTAGCATTTGTAGCTGTCGCATAGTCATGTGCTAGTACACTATCTCTAGCATCCTCATAAGCTACCAACATGGCTTCTGTAACTTTAGATCCGTCAAGTGCACCGTCTACTATGACACCACCAACTTCAGCATAACCTACAGCACCTATACCTAAGTTAATTGACAACTGTAATCTATTGTCAATGATACTGATCGTGTTAATTAACGACTGTATCTTCTGATCGCCTGTTTGATTGAACTCCTGTGCGAGTAGTCCTGAACCGTTCACTAAGACTGCGAGTGTCCCTGCTAGTGTCAGTTTGTTTAATTGTTTCATCTGTTAAATCCTCTCCTATACGTAACAGCTTATCCCAAAACTTCTTATTATCTTCATACCCAACTATAAATACGTCAGGGTTTTCTCTATACTTGTCTACTGCTTTCTTACCCATCAGTAGTTTACCAGTTATAACATCCATAATAGGGCAAGGTGTGGATGCTAGTATCATTGCCTTGAATACATTAGGATCGTCACAGATAATACTTATCCCTGAAATCTGTAAACCTAGACCACCTAGTTGTTGTGGTGTACCTAGTAACCTACTGTTCTTTCTTCTGTTACAGTACTCATCCTGCTTCATTGTACCTTGTGAGTAACCAAACAGACTAAGCTGTAACCCTGATGTTGTAGGTAACAAACAACTGTCATTACCTCCACCACCCATAACTGTAGGTGCTATTGCTGACATGACTGGTGCTGCTTCACCTGCACCTGTAGCATTGTAGTTGTTAGTTGTACTATCAGTATTGTTGTTACTACTTACAGTTGAGTCTTCGTAGTTGTTACTGAAGTCACCTAACTCTACATTGTCAGCTAGTGCAATCGTCACCAAGGACAGCTTTAAAATCAGGATCTTGGCAGAGAAGCTTAGTAGCTGCTTCAGGGTTACCAAGAAGGGATAGTGTTCGAGCATTTAAGTTTCTCTGACATTTAGGTTCGTTGTTAGGACAAACAGATGGGTACTCTATGATCGTAGATGAACAACCAGTTAGGATAACTAATAGTAAGATACATTTACTTATCTTTAGCATTCATAGCTTCCATCATTATACGGATAGACTTAATGTTTTCATCTATACGAGCTAGAGTTAGAGCCTGGGATTGTACTACAGTCTCTAACCTTTCAAGACGTACCTCTTGCCTGAGTATTTCCTTAGTGTTATTCTTTACGTTGTTATCTAAAGATGACACAT